ACTGTAACAGTTACTAAGATATACATTACTAACACCAAGGTCTATTAATAATTCATATGCTTTATATAATTCACTTTGTCCAAAAGTATTTAATGCTTCTTCCTTATTAGCAGGAAGTATTATCTCTCTAGCTTTATAGTTAGATAATGCTGGTCCTGCTATAAGAATTTTTTTGCCTGAATTTATATTAGTTATTTCACTAGATATATAACTACTGTTTACGCTTATGTTCATTTAATAGCCTTTTGAAATTTTTCATAATTTCGTATTTATTGAACTTAACTGTTGGACACACACATCTTGTGAATTTAAATTCTCCATTTAAACCTCTATGGAATTGAGTAGCATATACTGAATACATTGTTTCATTGTCTATGATTAAGTCTTGCTTATCTATAAACAACTTAGTCTTGATGTAAAATATCTTAGGAGTAACTGTAGGGAATTCTGCTCTTAATGCTTCGAATTCTTTAGACTCTCTTGATGCACCTTTTACTTTATATATTTTAATTTTATTTCCTAATCCTAAACATAAAGGACAACTTTGTTGAGCTTGTTTAGAAGTTTTATCTACACATTTACATTGCATATTAGGTACTTGCTTAATGACATAGAAACTATAGTCCCAGTTATCTATGACTTCTTGAGCGAAGCTTTCATTAAATGCCATTACCATCTACCTCCTCTACCTATATATTGAGGATGACCTGCGGCAAATCCACTAGCATAACTTCTATTATATCCTTGCATACCATTAAGTCCATGATAAGGAGCAGCAACATTAGGATTAATAGGCATAGCATATTTACCTCTAAGTCCCCAAACAGGGTCTGTAATTGTATATATCTGTTCTATTATATCTTCGTATGCTCTTTTAAGTCTATCTAATAAGTCTTTAATAGCTGATAAATTATAACTAAATTCTTTAGCTAAATCAGATAGAACTTCTTTAACTTTATCTGGTTTAGTAGCCATAGTTATATATAAACTACTTAAACATTCATAAGCAGCTTTTAATACAACAAACTCCCATATTACCCAGTGTTCATTTCTCATACTTTCTACAGAACCTCTTAGTTCCATTAAATCTTCTTTACTGAAAGTTATATTTTGTTTACTATAAGCTTTAGCTACAATAACTTCAGCTAGTCTAGAAGCCTCTCTTATATGATATAAAATAATTTCATCTGTTATATCTATATCACCAAGTTTAGCTCTTATATCTTTTATGTCTGCATAAGCAAGACTAGGAGCAGATATATATTTAATCTTTTGAGCTTCTATACAATCTCCATCTACAGAATAGATTTTAGGAAGCTTAAATTCATATATACTATCTGATTGAAAGTCTTGTAAATAGAAAGGCTTAATTATTAAAACATTAGGCTCTATTTCATCTATAGTAAGACTACAACTAATACGCTCATGTCTCATTATAAATCCCTCCTATAAGCTATTATATTCTCAGGTAGTTTTTCTGGGTCTATATCTTTATTGAATTCAATAAAGAATTCAGGATAAGTAACTCCATTATTAGAACGAGAAACCATTTCTAACATTTCATCTGGTTCTAAAAAGAACTCAACAGGAGCCATTATATCATCTAAGTATTCTCTTTTAGCTTCACTTAGAATATCATCACATTCGCTAACATCTGGTACAACTGTAAAAGTAATTATATCAGACCAATCACCATTCATCCCATTTTGTATAACTCTAGCTCTTAAATAATACTGACTATTATCTAATAATATATAGCCATTAGTATATTTAGATTTATAATCTTTTACTATATCAAAAAAAGCTATATCAGAAGCGAATTCGAAATGATACGTAACATCCGATTCATCTTCCAATACAGCTTCTTTAGATAATCCTGTTTCCTCTTCACTCTCTGGCAGCTCTGGAGTTGAAGGATTTGGTTCTGGCATTGGGTGAATTGATGTAGAACCATCAGGATTAACTTGTTTTATTGAAAAGTAAACTAAATTATGTTGTTGTTTAACAGCTTCGTTATTGTTTGGGCTTTCGATTGTAACTTTCAGCTTAGTATCAGCTGAGAAAACTATATCTTTACTTATAGGGTGAATTAAGTCTCGATTTAATTTATCTTTTATCTTATCAATTTTAACTACATAATAGCTATCTAATTCTGGCCAGTCTTTTAGATTGACTATTATTTTGTCATCATCAACAGATAATTTATATAATACAGTAGTGCCAGATGATGCAGATATAACTTGAACATTTTTTCTATTAACAGTATCAGGGTCTACTTTAAAAGTTGTTTTAATAGTTATCAACTTATTAGTATAGTCTGGTGTTATAGATGTAATGTTGAAGATACTTTGCATTATCTATCACCTCTTTTAATTATTCAGCATCTTTTTCTTTTTTAGTAGCTTTCTTTTTAGTAGTCTTTTTAGCTTTTGGCTTTTCTTCAACTACTTCTTCTGTTATCTCTGTAACTTCTTGAGTTTCTTCAGGGATAACATCATTAGTAACTACTTCCTCAGTTTTTACTTCAACTTGAGGAGCGACCTCTCTTACTTCTTTAACAGCTTGTGCTTCTCTAGTAGCTTTTTCATCTTCTAAAGAACCTTCTATTATATGTACAAGACCATGGCTTATACTTCTTTTTATGTTAGTTGTATTAGAACCTTCATAAACAAAGGCCTCTGGTCTAGTTATTGTTAAATGTATATTAGTAAGAGGGTCATACCAACCTGGATTTCCAGCATTGATTCTTATCTTTGCTATTGGTGCTCTCATTTGGTACAACCTCCTTTAGTTTTTATTATTGCATTACAGGGTTTATATTTATAACTGGAGCAGCTGGATAAGATGTAGCAACAGCTATGTTCTTAGCAACTGTTATACCTCTACCGTTATTTAATATACCTATTCCGTATCTTTCTTTAGCTTTTAAGTTTCTGATATCTTTTTCTGGGTCTGTCCAGTTTTCTGTAGATAATCCTTCTCTTTGAGCTACTATACCAACTTCTGATTTATCAACTACATACATATCGAATTTCTTAGTTAATTTATCAAACTTAACCCATGGAGAGAAGTTTATAGCCATTGGTACTGGTAATCTGTTTTGTACTTGGTCTGGAGTCATTATTAACTTTTGTCCATTACCGTTGTTAGCCATACCAAATGCAGCTGGAGTACCTTGTATTCCACCATTTGGATGTACATTGTTTCCACCTAAAGCACCGAATGTTAATCCGTTACCTATCATTGAGTTTCTAGCAAATACTACCCAAGTTAATGGATGCATTATTACGTCTGTTGGGTTATATCCGTTACCCATTAAAGCTAATGTTAAATCTAAGAAATCTTCTACTGATAATGTATCATTGTAGTTACCATCTTTTCCTAAACCTGTTGTTCCAGCAGCTTCTTGATATTGTCTCTTAGCGTTATCGAATACTACGTGTCCATGATTAGAGAATGCATTGAATATCATTTCTTCTTTGTATCTAGCCATTGCTCTACCCATTTTTCTAACGTTTATTCCTAATATGTCCCAAGATGAGTCTGCTATAGCTTCTTCTGTTATAGATACTTTAACACCTATCTTCTTAACTCTTATTTCTAGAGTTGCGTTTTCTAGTGTGTTGTAATCTAATGCAGTCTCTTTGTATCTTGTTCCTTCTCCAACTTCGTAAGCAGTTACTTCACCAACAACTGGTATAACGTATACCGCAGAGTTTCCTCCTTCTACTCTTACTGTATTGAAGAATCTTGTTCCTAAATATTCTGGCTCAGCTGCTTCTCTTAATTTACCTTCTATTACTTTAGGTATTAACTTAACAGCATCTGTTGTAGTTATAGCTTCTTGTATTGTAGCTTTACCTTGAGAATAATCTCCGTGTATATTTCTAGCCATTTTTTCAACCATTTCTAATGATTCCATTGTTATCGGTGTAGACTTTCCAGCTTGAGTTGCTTTTTCAACTTGAGCTTTAAGTCTATCTATATTACTTAAAGTTTCTTGTAAACCGTACATTTTGTATATTTCCTCCTCGAAAAATAATTTAATTTTAATTATTCTGTTTTTATTTTTTTAATTTTCGTATTTACATTTTTTATGTAGAGGGGAGACTTGCTCCCCTTAATAGTTCTATTATATTAATCAATCAATACTGATTTCTAATTTTTAATTATTTTTGTAATAATACTGAAACTACTCCTTGACATCCATCCCAGTCTAAGTAAGTTGGAACCCCAGCCATACCTCTCTTAACGTAAGATACGTTAACTGGCTTCTTGCTTCCGTCACCTTTTTCTGTTTGAACTAAAGATATTAAACCTTTGTGTAAGTCAACATATTGTATAGTGAATTTATCAACTTTAACGTTAGCAGCTATTGATACAGCTTCCATTTCACCTATCTTTATCTTAGCTGATTCTATATCAGTTTCAGGTAATCTTAACATCATTTCTTGAGCTCCTGTTGTATCTTCAGCAACTGTTAAATGAGTTATAGTTAAAGTTTCACCAGCACCATATTCTTTCTTAACAGCGTTTTGTCCATCTGTTAAACCTGGTATACCTCTATCTAATCTATGTGCTTCGTCTAATCTTGGGTCAAATGCACCTTCTCTTGATGAAGCTAACATATGTAAGTCATTAGATATGTAGTTCTTTTCTAATGGGTATCCTGGGTAAGTGAAATCTGATTGTAACATTGTTGGAGGGTTAGTTACGAAATCTTCTCCAGCTCTGTTAGAGTTTGGCCATATATATGGGTTAAAGTCATTAAAGTTCTTTCTGTCTGATAATGCCCATTGAGCAAATCTAGCAGCACCTTCTGGTAATAATGACTTATCAGTTGAGTAAACTTGTCCTACAACTTGTTGTCTTTCTTTTTCATATTCAGCTATTGTCATATCTGAACATCCGCCTTGAGCTTTAGTCTTATTTGTATGAGATAATGGAGATATTGTCATTCTTCCGTTTAAGTCAGCTTTTACTAAATCTCCTGGCTTAACAGCTCCATATATAGAACCCCATGGGTTTCCTTCAGCTTTATCAGCATCTATGAACCAAGGCATATCTACTAATGCATCTGTATGTATTGGTCCTGGCATGATACCATTGAACGCATCTACGTCTCTAGTGTATTCATTTCTTCCCATTATACCTAATGGTTTGTTAGCAGGTCTTAAAGTTTCTTTTTTGTCACCTTTGTGTTTTCCATCTATATCAGCTTCGAAAGCTACTTCTGCTTTTTTCCATGCAGCAAATCCTTTAGATAAATCTAATTCAACATCTTCTCCACCGTTAGCTAATGTTAATGCATTGAAATAATGTAAAGTATCTGTATCCATTACTGTTAAGTATGGGTCAGCAGCAACTATTCTACCTTTAGGCATAACTATTTGGTTGTATCCGTAAGCCCATCCGTATCTAAACATTGCTTTTAATCTTGGGTCCATAGCGTATTTTATATTTAATACGTCATGCTCATTCATTAATAGAGCATTGTTAGTTCTATTTATTCTATCATCGTTTGTTCTATGTCCTGGGAATCCAGCATTCTTGAATGCTTCACCTCTTGCACCAGGTTGTAATACCTCTCTTGATGAGAAGCTATATGGTTGTAATGCCATTGTATATTCACACTCCTTGAATTATTAGTTTAAATTAAAATATGTTTGAAAATAATTTTATGTATTCGTCTTCGATACTGTTATTACTATCTTCTAATGATTCTTTTACATTTTGAATTTTAGAATTTTCTTTTGCAGTATTATCTTTTGCTTCAGAAACTGCTGCTGGAGAAGTTAAAGTTTGCATTCCAAATACTTTCTTTTGTACTTCTGTAAATTCATTTAATTGTTTTATAGTTGATTTTAATGTATCTTCAGAGCTTTCTAATAAGCTTGCTTCATCTTCAGCTGGTAAGTTTAATGTAGCTCTTAAAACATTTACTTGTTCTACTAAAGCTTTCTTTTCTTTTGCTTGATATTCAACTAACTTAGCTTCAGCTGATTCTTTTAATCTTTTTTCATTATCGACTTTATTAGTTAATTTTTCATTTTCAGTTTTTAAAGTTTTTACTTCTTTTTTTAATTTTGCTATTTCTTCTTTAGCATCTTCTAATTCTTTTTTAAATTTGTCATCTTCTTCAGTTTCTTCTTTATCTTCCTTAGCTTCATCTTCCTTGTTTTCATCTTCTTCTTTAGACTCTTCTTTGTTATCATCTTTAGATTCAGACTCTTCACCTTCTTCAGACTTAGGAGCTTCTTCTTGCTCTTTTTCTTTATCATCTTTGTCTTCAGTAGGTTCTTTAGGTTCATCAGCTTTAGGCTCTTCTTTAGTTTCAGGTGCTTGTACTTCTGCATCCTTTTTTACTTCTTCGTCTACTTGTGTACCTTCTTGAGTTTCTGTAGACTCTTGTATAGAATCAACTATTTGTTGTGTAGATTTTATTAAATCTTCAAATATGTTATCCACTGATTCCTTCACCTCACTCTTCTTTTTCTTAATTGCTTCATACACTCTCAAGTTATGAGCATATATATCTGATGGAACTATTACATAAGAAACTTCTTTTGGTTCCATCTTATTTATTATCCAATAGCAAAGCTTACCATCGTAAGTTTCACCTTTTTCGTGTTCACACAATCCTTCTTCAGCTAGATTTGTTCCACATATAGAACATCTTAAGTCATGTGCTATAACACCTATTGATACAGTAGAAAGTGTACCGTTTTTAATACCTTTCTTACCTTCTTCATCTCCTATGTTAGCTGTAAATACTAATGCAGGAGTTCCAGTTCTTGTTCCAGCTTCTTTGTATTCAACTGATTTTATTCTACCTATTATTACTCCATCTTTTTCATTATGATGCATTATAACAGGTCTCTCATATGGGTTAGTCCAATAAGGAACAGAATCTTTAAGGCATTCTGGTGAATAATAAGTATTATTTCTTGTTACTCTTGAATGTATTGCTTCTATATCTACCATTAGAGAGTTTTCATCTATATACGTTTCTACACTAGACTCTGTCATATTCTTTAACTTAGTCGGTGTATGATTTACTGAAACAAATTCATGTCCAACATATTCTTTAATTTCTATTGCCATTTTTCTTTTCTTCACCTGCCTTTTCCTTATTGTAAGTTATCTCGCAATCGCAGAATGAATGATATGCTGGTATATCATCAACAGAGAAAGCTCTAGTATCTATGTTATCATTTCTACCTTCGGCATCTTTTTCACTGTTAAATATAATATATGCTTTATCTACATTGAGTAATGCACCTGTTTTTGTATAAGAATACCAATAAGCTTTTCTTACTATAAAATCTGATATGAATTTAAGCTTGTATTCATATTTTTCAAAACAAGCAGAAATGTTATTTTTATCCTCTTCTATAGCTAATTTAAGTGTTTTAACTAACTTACTAAAAGCTATATCAGATTCTTCATAAAAATCTTTCATACTGATGCTGTCACTAGGTAACAATTTATCTGTTTTATTAACAGCGTTTATTTCTTCTGTTGCGTCCATTATAGCTTGCATAGAGTATTCATCTATATGCTTAGATAAATTAGCTACTAATGCATTCTTTAATATAGAACTAATCACTTCTAGATTTTCACCCTGTTCTAATTCTTCACAAGCAAAGTCATAACACTTAAAAACATCTTTAAATTGTCCTCTATGATTATCTATCTCTAGACCCTCTTTTATTTTTGCGGAATGAGTACCATGTTGATTTTGTGGTCTATTATTAGTACTTACCGCTTTGCTGGGCCCTTGCGATTTATTGCTTCTCGGTGCTTTATTACCAGTAGATGAACCACTATTACCAGAAGTTGTTTTATTTTGTGAATTTATTCTTGCTAATTCTTTCTGATGTTCAGCAGTTCTATCTACTTGAGCTAATGCAGCTTTTGTTTCTATCATCTCTTTATATAGTCTAGATTCATCTTCAACACTATCTTTCATTCCCATTCTTCTTCTTGACTCTTCGAATGTAGTCATGTTAGATTGATACTTAAGCATTTCATGATTTTCTTTCTTAACTTTTGTTTCAAGAGAGATTTCTTCAAATTCATATTCAACAATATCTTCTTCATTTAATATAGGGTTATATCCACCTTCAAATAATAATTCATTTAATATCTTTTCTTTTATAAAGATACTCATTATTCTTTGTATGTATTTAACTGTATCGTGTATTTGTGCTTCCATAGATTCAGAGTCTTGTTTAGCTCCTCCTCTACCCATTTGTGATGCAGATACTCCTAAAGCAGAGAATACTCTATCTTCGAAATATTTTAAATATCCTTCAGCATTTAGAGCTGTACCTTCAGCACCTATTGCTTTTATAGCCGTTCTTTCATTAGTAACTACTATACCATCTAAAGTAGAACGTTCAATTTCATTCTGAGCTTTATATATCTCAGGTTGTGTTGCTTGCATTCCTGGTTGTGGTAAACCTACTATCCATTGATATAAAGGCATTGAGAATCTATATACAAGTGCAGTTACATTACCTTCTATTTTTCTTAATAGCTTAACATCTTCTAATGCTGCTATTACTCTAGGTGTACCATATGCATTATTTGCATCTTTGTCTATAAACATATGTATTATATCTCTAGGGAAAAATTCTCTTATATTATCTCCATAACCTTGTTCATATTTAACTACGTTACCGTTCTTATCTCTTTTTATTTTAACAGATGCAGGGTCTACTCTAAAATATCCTCCTACTATTTTATCTGCTAACATAGGACGAGCATTTATTCCAACTATATTATCTACTCTTCTTTTAACTAAGAAAGCATTAGAATACTTAACTAAGTCATCAGCAACTTCTTGGAATAATATCTCCATAGGTTTTTGTGTCATAAAAGACATCATTCTAAATCTTTTCTCTAAATATGACACTCTTTCATCTTCACCTTTAAGATTAGCTCCTGCTTTATAAATAAGATAAGAATATTTACTGAATGATATTTTTACATATGAATCAGATTCAGATGCCTCTTTGATTTCCCATAGATTATATTCAGGTCTTTGGAATCTCTCTCTGGCATCAGACTGCCTCTGAATTCCACCTATAGCTTTTAAAACAAAGTCCTTCATTTTCTTATTGTTGATATTAATTTTAGGTATTTTGTTTTCATCTATTTCTATAGGCTCACGCTTTTCATCAATAGCTTGTCTTCTTCTAGAACTGAATAAAGCCATTCTCTTCACCTATCTTTCTTATTATTTTTCTTTTACTATAGCTAATATATCTGTTTCCTTTAATATTAAATATTTATCTTGACCAGACATTACTTGTGTACCTGCATACTTATTATACATTACTTGTTGTCCAGCCTTTATTGATAACGGTAATACAGTTCCATTATTTAAAGTTCTTCCTTCTCCTACTGCAACTACTTCACCTATTTCCATTCTTAATGATTGTTCAGTCCCTTGATTCATTACTATTAATCCTGACTGTCTTACTTCTTCTCTTTCTCTATCTTTTATTTTTAAAACTACATTGTCTGCTATTGGTTGTAATATCATTATTTTATACCTTTCCCTTCTATTAATGTTTGTTTAGATTTTATTTCGATTATCCACGTCTTTAATGTATCATCTAATATATCTACTGAACTTTTTAAATATCTAAATAAGTTTCCATATGCTATATCATATTTCTTATCATATGTTAATTGCATACCTTGTAGAATATTATTATTCATTTGTTCTGTTTTATTAACAGCTTCTTTTTCTTCTATATTTGCATATCTTAATCTTAATTCATACATAGCTTTAAATTGTTTAAGATGTGTTATAGTTTCTTCTGCATTAAAGATAGTGGCATAATAATCTATTTTCATAGTTCTAGTAATTTGATTTCTCAAAGCTGAATCTAATAAATGTTTTGCTTCGCTTTTAACATCACTACTACTTAATAGTATATTATCAACTAACATAGCAATTTCATCTGTTGGTTTATTCAAAACTGCTGGCACTAAATTAGTCCAATAATTAGACAAAGCATTATGTAAGCTAGTAAAGTAATCATTAAATAAATCTGTTAAGTTCTTAATATACTCTTTTTCTATTATCTCTTGTTTAGTATGCTCTTCTTTCATTATAGGGAATGAGTCAACATCCTCCCAAAAGTTATCCTCACTAAATTCAGGTTCTGTATCTGGTGCTTCCGTTTCTGTATCTGGAGTTTCATAATTCCATTCCCATTCTTCAGGTACTCTATCATATATATTCCCTTCTAATTCATCTCTAACAAAATCCATTATAGGGTCAAATACTTCTCCTACTATATCAGATGCATCACCTGGTAGCTTATTAATTAAAGTGTCTATAACCTCCATTTGGTCTACTACATCTTCTATAATGTTATTAGTATCTTGATTATCTTCTGTATTATCTTGGCTATTAAATATAGCACTAGCATCTGAAGTATATTCATCTGTATATTTCAAATCAGGTTTATAACCAATTAGTCTTTCTTCTTGCATTAATAGCAACTCCTTTCTTAATTAGGTTTATATTTATATTATAAAAGCGACAGCATAATAACCGTCGCTTATATATTACTATATTTTATCTTCCAAAACCTCTACCGAAGCTTGTTCTTCCAAATCCACCTGAACTTCTTGAACCCCATGAAGAACCTCCTCCATATCTAGGAGACTTATAAGACTCATCTACTTTTACCCATCTTTGTCTATCACCTGGTAAGTCTTCGAAGTCAGTATTATTATAGAAGTCTACTATTCTATTATCAGAAGATGCTCTTGTTTCAGACTCTATTTTAGCAGCCATACCTCCTATTTGTTTATGAGATATAACAAATTCAGAAGTAACTTCTGGCTCTTGTATCATTCCTGTTAAGTCTTTAAATTCAAGTACCATAGCTAAATAAGCAAGTCCTAATGCATCAACAAAGTGTTCATTCTCTGATGTATACTTAGGAACACCAGACTCGGTCATTTTAACAACCTCGTAATCTGTTAATTGCTTAGCTAGTGTAGTATCATATGGAGATAATATCATCTTATCTCTTTCAAATGCTATTTGTAATTGGTTTACCATAAATGGCTTAAGAGGTTTCTTTTCAAATTCTTTAGTTATTGGGTCCATTATATCTAACTTATTAGCAAAGGACCATCTTTTAACTTTTGACTTTAATCCTGTATGAGGATTCTCTTCACCTATAATATGTAGTCTTTCTATTTGGTATTCTCCTGAACCTGCATCACAATATATCCATGAAGGATTATATATCTCGTTCAGTTCTACTATTGTGTTAATAGCTGCATCATAACTATATTCAGAACGAGGCACCTCAACTCTTTTAAATACTTTAAACTTACCTAGTCTTGTATCATAGTCTAATATAAGTATAGAACTGTTAGCTCCATATTTATCCCAGTCTACTCCCATAGTTCTAAATACATTTCTAGGAGCTTTAAAAGATTGATTGTACATAAGCATTTCTGGCTCATTACCTTCTTCAATACATTTCTTTTGTTGGAAATAGTCTAAAGGATTATAAGCATAATTTAAAACCTTTTGTGCCGCATCTAATTTATCTTTATCGAAAACCCCTGTTTCTTGTGTACCGAATTCTGCAAGAACCTCGTGAACATAACCTTCAGCTGTTAACTGTGCTCTAAGTTCTGCTTCCATTTGGTCATTCCAGTTAGGGTTGTGTGTAGATGGATGGAAATGTTGAGAATAATTCATTGAAGGGTCTGTACACATTCTATAGAAGTGACTACGCTTACCTAATGGAGTAGAAGAAACAGTTATACCTATTTCTGCTCTCTCTATGGCAACAGCAGCAACAACTTCGAAACAATATTCAGACATGAAGTCTATCTCATCTATAAATATCCAGTCAGCTCTTTGTCCACGGACAGAAGCTGCATCATCACCTGTAGTAAATCCTAATATCATTGAACCATTAGCAAATTCTATTTTAGCTGGGTTCTTTGTACTAGAGACTACTGCCTGTTTAACTAAAGGACTTTCTGATATTAACTCATTAAGACGTGTAAACATGTTACGTATTTGGTTTTCATATGGTGCTGCCATAAGTACACGGAAGTTTTTCTTAGTGAATGCTAAGTATAACATCTCAACAACCATCGTCTCTGTATTATGAGTTATAAAATCTTCAGCAATAAAATTCATAGTTAATGGCACAGATAAATCATATGTCTGCATCTCTCCTAATGACTCTATGCTTACTATCTCATCAAATATAAAATCACCATCTGCAAAGTTCTTTAAATCTTCATTATCTAATATCTCTGCGAATTCTCTTAATCTACTTCTTTGTATATCATAATTCATTCTAAGTCTTGCATGTTTATTAGACTTACATAAATCTGCTTTAGATAATCCTTGTCTCACTCTATCTTCTTCTACGAATTCTAATATTTCTTTAGGAAGATAAGTGTCATATTTATTGTTCTTAATAGCTGATTCAAATGCTGCCTTACATGCTTCTTCTTTAGAGAATATGCCTATCTCTTTATAGAACTTAATAACATCATTAGAGTTTGTTATTAATAGCTGATATGATATTTTTATATCTCCATTATATTTAGCTTTCTTTACATTAACATAAGAATTAATACCAAACTTTAATAACAGATGTTGTATGTCAGCTATTAACTCTCTAGATACAGAACAGTAACCTATTTGTTGTTTATTATTTTTAGTATGAGCCCATCCATCTGTAGCATACAATCTAGATAAGAATAAAGCCGTATCATTTCTATCTAAATTAAATATCTCACTAGGTATAGTTTTTGTATGAGCTGTTTTACCATAAACACCATGATGCTCTAATATTTCTTTTATCTTATTAGGATATGTTCTATTATTTCTGTTTTGCTTTTTAACTATATTAAAATCTATATCACGATTACTAGCATACTGAACCATTTCACAATCAAAGTAATTAACAGCTCTCTCCATTTCTTTTCTAATAGCTTCTGATGCTGTACAGAATCTTATTGTCTTGCTAGAACAATTGCCATCTCCTATCATATAAGCTAGTAACTTTATTTCATTCTCATTTATATAATGGTTTCCAAAAAAGCCCATATTACCTGCTAATGCTACTTTATCACCAGGTTTTAAGAAATCTATTGCCATCCAACCTTTAGCCGTAAAAAGAGGATGGTTGCCTGTTGCATCAATATGTCTACCTGTTTTTGTAGTTACTCTGAATACTTCTTTTATACCGTTATCCAGTATTTCATTAGTAAAGTGAGCAGATAACTTATAATCATCTGTCATAGTAACTAAATGTGCTTTACCTTGTTTATATAATTCTTCTACTGGAACTCTGTCTCCAGTTCTAGGGTCATATACTCTTGTATGACCTGGTAAACACTTACCGATACGTCTTCCACATCTATAAACTTTTCTAGTATGCTTATCTCTAAGCATTTCTACTTGATACCATCTTGCTGTCCATGGTACTATCTTTTTCTCTCTAGGGTCAAAAGTTCTTAAGAAAGCTTGTGCCCATTTAATAGGGTCATCAAATATTTCTTTTAACTTCGCCGCCTCAGCTTTTGCTAAAGCCATTATATCACTCCTTTATTTATCTTAAATCAATAGGAACTAATTCTCCATATTCATTACCTATATAATAGTCATTTGTACTTGTATTAAATATTAATTGACCTGTAGCTGCATATTCAGGCATTATATTAGTCACTATTACAGTATCATTATTAAGTGAATGTGTATCTAATTCTGTAGCCATTATATATCGTCCTGGATTCAGACTATTTAATATAGTTTCCATTGACATACTTGATATAGGTGTGCCTATTACATTTATCTTATAATCACTGCTACGTGCTGTAAGCATTCTTGCTCTATTAATAACATTATCTATTCCTGACTGATGATAAAATTCAACTATATGCACCTCATTTAATTTATGCCCCCTCATATCAGATTCTGATGAGAATAAACTTACTTGACTATTGTTATGCATTTTTATAGTAAGAATAGATTTATTACAAGAACTTATTTGATTATCCATGTTTATTTCTGTAAACAAATCTTTAATTTGTTCATATAATATTCTAGCTGAATCTCTTGAAATACATAATACTCCTATTCTGTAATTATCATTAAGAAGCAATTGTAAAACTATCTTAACAGCTGTTATTAAATTTTTACCATATCTCCTTGGGGCCGTCATTAATAAATCAGCGTCTTCATTAAATATGTAAGCTAACTGTTCGTTAGTGAATGTTATATTTAATCTTTCTTCTATTATATTTACTAATACGTATTTAGGGTTCATCATTTTCACATATCTCCTTAAAATAAAATTTATTTAATGATTATACTATATTAAAGTCTATGCATATATTGAGCTTCGTTGCCCATTATAGATTGTTGTAAGTTATACTGACTCATCTTCGCTAATTCCATACCAGCTTGTCTCATAGTAGCTAGTTGTTGTGTATCTTGGAATTGAGCTTCACCAAAAGTTTGTATTCTTGCAGTACTATTCATCTTTCTTGTTATGTTTTGTGTAGCTTCTATACCACTAACAGCTAATGTAGGCAATTGCTTTGCTAACATAACTGGCATCATCCAACCACCTAGCATTTCCCCTGCTACAAATAGTGTTCCCGCTTTAGCACCTGCTTTTAAGACACCATCTCCAGAGTTTCTTGATTCATTATAATCACTAACAGCGAATCCTAAGTTCATTAACGCATTAAGGTTTCTACCACTAAGAGCTTTTTTAAGATATTGATTACCTACATCTTCTGCTCCTTCTTCTAAAGTTTCTTCTGCAACTTCTTTAACAACTTGTTCCGTTGCTTTAGATGTGGTTTTTCTTGTGGAAGATAAACTATCAATATAATCTTTGTTTTTATTAAGCATATTTTTTGCCATATTGTATTCTTCTTCATTGATAGCTTTATTACGACGACCTGCGTTGATTCTTGCATTAATAGTTTCAAAATCATTACCTTCATTTAATGCATCAGAGAAAAAATTATTTAAACTCTCATTTTCTGACATAATAAGACCTGTATGATTAACACCAAAATCTTCAGCTGTTAAATTAATTTTTTGTTTATTTACATCTGCCCATGACATATTATAAGTAGAATCATCTACTGTAAATGTCATATTATTAAAATCTGGTCCTGAGTTATTGTAATGTTTATTAAGTATATAATCTGCTTCATCTGGAGCTTTCGGACCGTGATAAGGATTATTGATATCTCTACCTATAGTTTGTTGAGTATTAATTTCGTTTCTAATTCTATTAGATTCTGCTTGTTGTCTTGCTTGTTCTTTCTGTTGTTGTTTTTTATTTGGTCTTGCCATATTACATCATACCTCCATGTCTTAGATTATTAAGAGCAAATACTAAATCTCCTGTTGCTCCACCATTTTGTGCATAAGCTGGTACTCTAGGTGCACTTGTTACTGGTTGATTATCATAATTAGTTCCTTGTCTACTTTTATTCCATGACTTAACAGCTTCTGGAGTTCCTGCTCCCATTTGAAATGTAGCCGCCGCTGCGACACCTAATCCTGTAGCTTTCATACCAAAAGGTAATAAGTTATCTCCACCTGTAGTTATTAATGGTTTTGATACAGCTGTTAATGTATTAAGACTTGTTTTAATTCTCCTATTAATATCATCAGCTAATAATGCTTTGTTAGATGCAAGTATAGGAGCACCTGATACATTTTTATTTAATTTAAGATTACCTATCTTTAATTCTGGAACTCTTCCTATTTGTTTATAAGAGTCAGGGTCAGTTAATGTATTCTTAATAACTTTACCTACACCAGATTCAACTGCTTTACCTATATTCTGATATGTTTCTTTTTTAACAGCTGCACCGACTGCTTTTTCTCCTGTCTTCCAAACTTTCTCTGCGGCACCTGCTATTGGCTCAACAGAATTACTAATTCCTCTAAATGTACCTTTAAGCACTCCTTGTACTGGTCTAGAATGAAGTATACCTAAAGTTAAGTTAGAGACCGTATCTGTTAATTTACCTACAACTTTACCTAATCCCATATTGTATCACCTCTCTATATTTAAAAATAGTGCAGTCGTTATAACTGCACTTTTCTATTACTTCTATTATCTTATATAAATGGTAAACCTGGAATATTTACATTTCCATATCTATCTCTATATAATC